TTCCTGATTTTGATTTAATTGCAAAGTCACCCATACCTAAATGTACAAGTTCTGAATTTGGTAATACACCTTTACTATAGTTTACAAAGTTACTATCTACAATAGTTTGATTTCCAACTCTTTCGTAGTGACCTACATCCCTAGCTTCTTTTAATATATCAGTAAGTTTCATTGATTCTTTTGTGAATTCTTTTGCGTTTTCTTTATCATCTTTATCAACTGATTTTAGAGGATAAGTTTTTCCATCTACTTTAAATTCGCTATCACCATTTGCAATTGCTTTTGCTCTTTCTGCACCGAATTCATTTCCTTCTTCAACTTTTTCTTCTGATTCATTGATTTCGTAATACTTTCCTAATGTTTCACCAATTTCATCATAAGATGATTCTAATCGTTGTTGTAGTGTTGCAACTTCTCTTAAAGTTTTCTCAAATACTTTGAATGATTCATTCATTCTCTTTACGTGTCTACTAACTGTAATACCATCAAATGAACCTTCAGTTTCTTTAACCATATTTTTACCTGCAACGTCTACCAATCCTCTGATTGATTCATATACTTCAGATAACCCTTCGTTTCTATATACAGTTTCACCAAATGATTTGTATGCTTTAACTGCTTCTAAGAATGCATGTTTTTGCTCTGTAGTCATCTCTGAGGATTCTTCATTTTCGTTTTCTTTAACGAATGATTTAGCGTATGGGTCAGAATAAACTTTACCTAATTCTGGGTTGATAGTTTCATTCAGTAAATCTTTTAGTTTTTTCATTATCTTACCTAATTGTTATATAGCACAGATTCCATCTATTTCACAGATGATATCACGTACTAATGTATTAATTTTTTTATATGATTTTAAAGAACCACAGTTAACAGATTCATTTACAGGTTTCATAAATGCACCATGTGTTGATGGGTTAGAAACAAAATCCCAACATATCAAATCAAAGTCATCTTCTACTGTTACAGTCGTACCATTGGTAGATTCTTTTACCGAACCCATACCTCTTGAAGATATACCAACTGTACATCCTGCTTCTAATAATTCTTTAAGGATGTTACCTGATGGGGTTTTTAATACTTCTACTTTCCCAATCACATCGTTACCTTCCCACCATATATCACGAATGATATGAGATGTGTTTTTCAATTCAACAACAGATGCATCTGGATGGTCTAACTCACCATATGCCCTATTTTCTTTAATCTCTCTACCTTTGTATTTATCAACTTCTCGTTTGAGAACTTCTGATGGGTAGATTCTACCGTTTTGGTTTTCCGATTCAGCTCTTTGTAATACACCCTCAACAATCAATCGACCATTGTGTTTAGTCATGGATTCATTAAGTTGCTTTGGTGTTATACTGAATGGTGTTATGTCTACTAATAGTTTATTCATTACTTATCCCACACTTTTCGTTTCCTATACAAATCAAACATAATTTGTGCTACCTCATATCGTATAAGTAGCCTGATATCTTCCAAATCCTTATTTGAAAGTTCTTCTTTTAATATTTTCTTTTTACGAATCATGAACTCAGCTCTTTTAGTTTATGTGCTACTTTTAACAATCTTTCAGAGATTTTTCCAAAACGTTGTTGAGTTGATTTCCAATACTGACCAGTATGTACACCAGCTTCAGTTTTTAACTTTGTGTTCTGATTAACGATACGTTCCATTTCGAACATCATACGATTTATTTTTTTAATAGAATCGTTTACCTTTTGATAATCTTTTCGAGTATCATCTTTTTTATATTCTTTATAAGATATTTCATTTATCTTAGATTCTAACTTTCTTTCCAACGATTCCATTGTTTTAATGTTCTTTTTGGATTTTTTAGATTTTTTATAACCTAAAACTTCAATATGGTCATTATCTAATTCATCCTCATCATCAACAAAAGCGTATGGGGTTTTGGGAGGACCTTCTCCACCATCCATATTACCGGTAACATTAATTTCTTCTATCTCTTCAAACTTATCTGATATTTCTTTTAGTAAACTTTTCATTAAAATGCCTTTTTTAATTCAGAGTATAACTCATTATATCGTAATAATGATAAAATTTGAGATTCTGTGATAGTTTTTGAAGATTTTACTTTTGAAATTAATCTTACAACTTCAGTTACCTTAATTTTAGTAACTTGGTCAGTTATTTTTATTAATTTTATATTTTTTGTAAGTAAGTTACATTCTCTTATAACAAAACTCTTTAATTTTTTAGAATTATCAACTGAGTTTATATATTCTTTTAAAATACCACGCTGCTTATCAGATAAATGTGTATATTTGTTATTAAAATTCTCTATTAACATTTTCCAAGCAAGTAATCGAACCTCTTTAGGTTGCTTTGAGTACTCTTCGTTGATAGTTGTGATAACTGTATCTGCATTTTGAGCTTTACCTGTTAGGTGTTCCATCAATGTAGATTTACAATCAACATATTCTTTTGGGTTTTCTGAATTTAAGTATTCAAAGAGTTTGTAGATAGATGCATTCTCTTTATAGTTACTAACTCTATAGTTAAAAAAGTCTTCCAATACAAAATTAGATTTAATATCTTTAATTAAGTTGTATTTTTGCTTACTTAATGTAGTTACGGTTAACTTATTTCGTTCTTTAAGAATAATATTCAAAAACTCACTAGCCTTATACTCAGAATCGAACGATTCCTTTATAGCAGATTGATATAATCTTAATTCTTTTGCTAATTCCGAATTGTTACCGAAGTGTTCTCTGATAATATCAGTTGCTTTTGAATCTTTGTTGTTCAAAGTATCGGTCGCAATTTGTCTAACAAGTAATTCAAATAGAATCCCTGTATTTTTAAACTTACTATGCTTTAATTTCTTCATCCGTTCCTTATAGTTTGGTAGAATAACCCATACAGTTGGTTATAAATATATTAATTATTAGAATCCAATATATTATTTTCATCTAATAGTGATATATTATCAGTTTCTTCTTCAATTTTAAGAGATTCTGCTATAATACCTCTAGTCTTAATCTTAATTTTCATTTTAGATAACATTGAGTTCGTAGATTCTTTGTTAACTACTTCGTTTGCGTTATATCCTCTTGATGGAGCTTCTGGTTTAATAGAAATACTTTTATTTCCTATTGGGTCTCTACCAAATGGGGATTTATCTTTCCCATATGTATTACCTTCCTTAGGTCTACCAGCCCCCTCATATCCACCTTCAGGTGTTTCAGATTCAACGGTTGGGAATCCGGCATTTGCTCCGTTATCATCACCAACTTGATTACCACTTTGTTGTAGTGTTGCCATATCATGTGGAGTTCCGAATGATTCACCAGTCTTAATCGGGTCATTACCTTCACTTTCAATCTGCTCTTGTCTGAATCCTAATTTAAGGTCATTAATAACCCCCATTTGTTCTTTCTTCCACTCATCATCACTCATATTGAAAATGTTTTTATACATCCATTCTTGTGATACCATTTTAAGGTCTTTCATATCCCTTACTAATGATACTTTTTCAGACCAAAGGTTTGCCTTCTCTTGCTCATATATAATAGATGGTGTTGTTAACTCTAATTCAAAGTTTACCAACTCAGCATCCTCATATCCTTGTGAGTATAAGTGAACTATTGCTATTTTAGTTAATTCTGAAAGTACAATCTTTTGGATTCTCTCTACTGAACGAGCAAATCTAATATCTTGCTGTGCTAATGTAGATTTACCTTCAACACCTTCTTCATATCCAATAAATGCTTTTGGAACTTTAAGAGCTGCCATCATTCTGTTCTTTAGGTATTCGATATCATCTATACCACCGAACTCCATACCACTAAGAGAATCAATTTCAGTACCACTTTGCCCACCTCTTACAGGTAAGTAATAATCTTCTAGCATATTCTGCATATTGAATTTTAAGTTGTACTCACCAGTCGCTTCATCCACATAAGGAACTTTCTTCATTTGGTCAATGATGTTTGCCATATACGAATCAACTTCTGCTGGTGGAATATTTCCAATATCAATTTTAAAGATTCTCTTTTCAGGTGCTCTCATAATTCTATGAATCATCATTGCATCTTCCATAAGAATTAATTGCTTCCAAGTCTTTCTTGCACCTTCTAATAAAGAACGACCATAAGGAAGGAAGTTTGTATCTGTAAGTAATCTAAAATGTGCTACTTGAAATGATTCTAAGTATTTAGTTGAGTTTCTTTGAGATGCGGCTGATGTGTTATGTTCATCTACTTCAAATCGTACTGAGTATGGGTTATCTAAATCATAACCTTCTTCTCTACGAGTCTCATAAACTGATAATGGTTGTGCATTTACTACACCCAACTCATCATCTAAATCTAAATGTAAATAGTAATCACCATATTTGTTCATACCTCTAACCCATCCCCAAAGATTGAATTCAATATTCAATACATCGTAAAATAGGTTGTGAAGTGTTTTCTTTAATTTTTCATCAGATGATTTAATTCTAATAACATCACCCATATCATTTTTAAGGGTAGCCTCATCGGAGTATATATCTAATATAGATGAAATGATAGAATCTTTATCCATCGATTCATAATCAGTATATAATTCTAATTTGTTTGAATGGTAATTAAATCGTTCATTGGAACTTTGCCAATTCTTTCTTGAGTTTGCCCCATGCAATCTACCATATCTATCGTAATGAGCAGAACCTTGCTTATTACCATCGCTCTGTAATCTTGATGAATCGACTACTTTTATCTTATCCTTTCCAACACGCCGTACAACGACTTGTGTTGAGAATAATTTCTTTAATTTACCGAATAATGAATTGTCTGCCATAATTATATGTTTATATAGTACTTACAATTTATAAATATACAAAAAATATTTAATATATCCTAATTTATCTTTACAAATTTTGACAATTGTCAAAAAACAACCATCACAATAACCAGCTTATATCCTCATCACCTTTTCCAGTGTTAACTTTCCAAGCATTCTTAGCTTGGGTTGATGAGGTTTTAAATACTCCTGAGTTTTTAGATGTTAATGATAATGCTTTTCTATTTAATTCAATTCCTTGTTGTCTCAATTTTAATGCGGTATCTCTAACCCATAATGCAGTTGAAAATGATATAGTTAAATCATCGTTATAACCTTGCTGAGCCTCTGCTCTACTACCATTCCAAATAAATACAAACAACTCATCTATCAATCTCTTAGAACGTATGATAGGTGTCCTGTCTCTCATATAAGTATCTAACTTAGATATAACTAATGGTCGTGTTCTACTTGTCATTGAGAATCCTGGTACCATCTGAGATTTATCTTTTAAATCAAATCCCTTATTCAAATGAATATCGTTATCTACATATCCATAATCTTTTGCTGAATAATATAAGTTTGTATAGTTTCTATCAATTGCTTCTTGAATTACAGCCCAACCAATGTTTGCGTTTTCAATTACTAATAATGCATCATTCCATTCGGTTGCAACGTTAACTAACATTCTACCGTAATCTTTAGTATCTATCTTACCTTTGTATTCTGCTACTTGCTCTACCGATTCTATATCAATAACGTGGAATGCTGAATAATCTTTTCCATCACCCCTAGCGACATCTGCTACTACTACATAATTCCTACTATAATTTGGTTGTTGCCATAACCAATAGTTCCCATCAAACCCACGTTTTTCAATGGGGTCTTGTACATGAGTTTCTTCGTACCATTGTAGTAGCTCACCATCAACAACCGTATAACCAGATGAAATGAAATCACAATCACATTCTTGTGCTGCCATTTTCTCACCTAATAGTTGTGTTTGTTTTTCTCTCCACTTTTCATCACGCTCAGGGTGTACAGTCCAATGTAATTTAATTGGATTCCAGCTATCACCAATTTCACCCTTTTGCCAAGTTTTATGAAAGAAGTTACCAACACCATTTGGAGTTGATAAAACAATTGCCTTTCCACCAGTCGATAGAGTTGATTGGGCGGATGCCCATATTTCATCTACACTTTTAATAAATGCAGCTTCATCTATAATTAACATTGATAACGCTTCAGAACGACCTGCATCACCACTAGCAGATGTTGCTTTAATCTGAGAACCATTCCCTAATCTTAATGACAGTTTGTTATCTTCAATAGTTTCACCCTTCAACCAAGATGGAAGGCTTTCGTGCATGTATCGAACTTTAGTTACTAAGTTTTTAGCTACCTCTTGTTTAGTTGCGATTACTAATACATTCTTATCATCTTGAAATAACATCATCCAAAGTGAATACCCTGCTGATAATGTTGAGATACCTAATTGACGTGATTTAAGAATTACGTTGAATTGATGTTCATCGAGTTCACCCATAACATCTTCTTGAAATGGGAATAAATCAAATAGAATTTTCCCACGCTTTGGGTGTTGGATATAGCAGTACTTTTTAAAAAAGTATATTGGGTTTTTAGCACATTTTACATATTCTTCTCGAATAAGTTCTTTTATAGATTTACTCATAACTTACTTTTTACCAAGTTTCCACATCATTCTTGCAGAAATCACCGGCTCTAAGGTTTGATTAAACCCTAAACCGATTCCAAATACTTTCTTACGTTTACTTCTAAATAAAAGTTCACCACCAATATAATTGAATTGAGTTCTGTTACCAGCTAACCCAATACCTACATAAAACTCATGTTTACTAATTAATGAATCTCTTGTAATGGTGGTGGTTGGTAATAATAAATTTGGGGTGATTTGTCGAAACACAATTGAGTTTTTACTAATTGTATCGTTTATTATGATGTTACCTAATGAATCTAAATTTAATGTATCCGTATAGAAATACTTTGTATAGTAATCTTTTAAAATATCTAATGTATCAATGTTCGCTGGGATGGTATCATGTATAGTTTCAATTTTGGTTTTCCATTTTGGTATATAAACTAAACTATCAATCTTTACAGTATCCCACTTTGTTTCAATTTTAGTAATAACCGTACCTTCAACAGGCTGTTCGATTCTTTTATTGAATGGGTTTAAGTTAAATGGTTGAAACGGACTTGAACATTGTTGTTGCAGTATAATTATAATAATTAAAACTGCTATTATTATACTTTTTAGACTATTGAAAATCTCTTTAATCATTACTTTTTAGTTGTAGTTTTTTTAGATGGTTTTCTACCTCTACGTGGTTTACCTTTAACGGCACCAACTACATCTTTAGTTTGTTTTCTTACTTGCTTTACAGCATCAGTTACATCTTTAACTTCTTCTTTAACTCGCTTAACTCTGCGCTTAACTTCAGTTCTAACTTTAGTTACTTCTTCTTTAACATCATCAATAGCATCTTCTACTATATCTGGAATACCATCACCATCTGAATCTTTTATTTTTTCTGACTTTGTAACGTATAATATTGATATCACACTTAGTATGACTAATACTATAATAAAAATTGGGAATGTACTCATAATTCAATGTTTTTTTTAAAATTTGTTTATAGTAATAAATATGTAAAAGTTTTTTATTAATTCAACTACCACTTTCTACAAGACCAATAGTTTGCTTTCCATTTTGGGCCGGGTGAATCACAATTCATTCTAGCTCTAAATGATTTACGAGCTGCTGGATTATCTTTTTTGATTACCATTCCCTTTTGTCCAAAGTTTACTTTTACTACGTTACCTTTTTCATTATTAACATAAACTTTAAACTTCTTAACATCACCTTGCATTGGTTTGTTAAGTTTAACTGTTCTACCTTGATATTCACCTTCTTCTATTACTTCAGAAGTATTTTCTTTCTTCATAAGTTTATATGCCGTATGACTCATCATTACGATACCACTCTTAACAAACTTATCTTTATTAGATTGTTTTTTAAGTGCATCATATACTTGAACGATTAAGTTTGCTGAACCCATATCAACTCTTACATTCTTACCACTCTTAGTATCTTTAATCAAATCGTTTTGTGAATCTTTTACGATTTTTCTTAATTGAGTAATTACTTTAGGCTCTTTAGCTTCGTTAACTACTGATTCATTCATATCTTCGATTGTAGCTGCCATATCACCAATTGCCATAGTTACGTTTCCGTTTCTCTGATATAGATAATACTTAACACCTTTTGGGTTTGCTACACTTTGTAGAATGATTCTTTCTACTTTTTGTTTACCAACTAAAGTTTTACCCTTAGTTACTTTGAATTTGGCTTCTCTACCACTACTGATTGATGAACCATACTTAATTGTAATCTCATCACCTTTTTTGAGTTTATCGTAAACCTTTAATCGTTTGTTCATATCCATTGATTTGGCTTCATCTACTGATTCTTTATTTTCAGTTTTCCAACCACCACCTGCTGCTTTGTATTTTTTAGCAGCCCATCCGTTAGCGTATGCCGATGGGTATACATCGAACTTTTTCTTTGCTTGTGATTTGTAGTAAGACCATTTAGATGAATCAGTTGGAACATTCTTTTCTGTAAGTTCCATTACTCGCTCTTCTAACTTCTTTTTATAATCTTCACTTGTGATTGTATTAGACTGGTTTTTTTCTAATTCAGCTCTAAGATAATGTTTTGCTCCGATTAGATAATCTTTTGCTTTGATTACTTTTGCTTGCCACCAATGTGGTAAATCAATTTCATCATTTGTATTTGATAATGTATCCATCACATCTTTTAACTCAGATGCATATCTAGCGATTACACTTAAATCAGAGGATAACATATCTGGCTCATTATCAGTATGACCTAAATCCGTATCTTCGTTAGTGTCTGATATTTCGTTGATATATTTTGATATCCATTTATTATTCATAGTATTCCTTAGTTTATGTAATAAGTTAATTCAAATTTACCACTATCCATACCATATAATGATATTGATAACCCCTTTCGTTGAGGTTTATCATTTTTTAGTAATCCAATTTGGAATGAATGTGTTTTACCAACACCTGGTCTTAATCTACTATATTTACCACCATGTGTGATTTGATTATGCCAATCATCTTCATCAATAGTAAATCCTTTTTTCTCAACTGCTGTTTTAGCAAAATCAACGGCTTCACTTGCGGTTTTAAAGTAATCATTATTACCTTCTAGTAATTCTTTTAACTTAATCATATTATGCTCCTGTTTTGCTATTTGTAGGGGCTTTACCCTTAGTACGGTTACCACCTTTTTTGGAATCACCAGCTTTCTTTTGTGCTCTTCGTTTTCGACCTACAAAAGTTTTACGTCCATCTGGCCCAAGTTTAGCAGCTTTCTCTTTTGATAAACAAGCAGCGTATGCACCACCCTTCTTACCATCACCACACTTACCTAACTTCTGACCATCAGAACCGTATCTATCCCATCCACCACCTGATGTAGTACCAGTCTTTCCTTTTCCAAACCATTTACGGAGGTCTTCGGTCATTAGGTTTTCTGTAGTAAGATATTCATACATATCAGATTTTACATACTCTATAGCTAGTGAATTTTTTACACCATCATTGATGTAAGTTTCGTAAGTGTTTTGTATGTATTCTCTGATACCCATTAATCTTCCTTAGTCTCTTTATTTTTTAATTTATCAATGAAATCTGTTTTAAAAGTTTCAAATCCTTCATCAATCTTAGCAATCATTTCATCTTCCGATAAACCATCCCACTCTTCAATAGAACCATCCTCATTTATGAATGATGCTTTAATTGTTGATTTTAAAACTTCTTTTTCTATTTCTGCTTCTTTCAACCACGCCTCTGCATTATTTAAAAGTTTTGTACGTTCATATTCATCGTACTCTCCCTTTAACTTTAAATCATGTTCCATTTCTACAACACAATCTAAACACATACCATGTATAGCTTTCATTTTTAAATCAGCTTGACTTGGTTCTATACAAGCACACGTTTTTTTACAATTTGGAAATTCTTTTAGGTCTTCTCTTAATTTTGCGAACTTACCAACTTTTACTTTGTATCCGTTTTTTTGTTCCCAA